TAACCCATTTTGTTTCTAACCTTAGTTGGTAATTTTGCTAATCCAGGGTTTTTCTTTTTATCTACTTTTTTCATAATATCTCCTATTTTTTCTTAATTAGACCCATTGCACCTTTAGCTCCCTTTATACCAAAGCTTGCTGAGCACGCAATATATAATAAATGTTTATAATAATCTGGAAGCTGTTGTAAAGCAATAAATCCTGCTTCTATATGTGGTGTCATGCCAGGCCAGAATACGGCTACGGCTGGAGCCAAAAGACAAATTAAAATTAGCTCATCTTTCCACGATCCTTTCATTTGATCTACAGCTGATGCTTCCCATGCCACTTTTCCGGCAATCTGGTCCTCTTTCAGCTTAGTTGCTGCTTTAACTTCTGTTAACTTTAGTTCAGCTTTTGCTTGTTTTGTTTTAACGAAGCCTTGCACTCCGTCTGCGACCACACCTAATAAAGGCTTAGCCAATAGTTGCCATACCATATTAACCTCCTACTAAACTCACTATGCCACCGTTTTTTTTACGTATAGCCATTTTTGTATATGGATTTTCTTTGTGTAGGTTTACCATGTATTGAAGTAAACGTAAACCTTTTGGTATACCTTCTTCATCACCTAATTGTTTTGGACGTTGATTTAATCCTGCACCTAAATAAGCCCCATAACCACTGCCACCACTTGAGGTAGTTGATCCACCTCCACCTCCTGTTGTAGGTTGTGGAAAAGCGTCACCACTCATAATTTTATAATATTTATCTATACTACCTAATAAAGGATGGTTACCAGCTTCAAGATCTGAAAAAGTTCCTATACCAGATTCTTCTGATTGCATTGCCTCCATAGGAGTAACAAGACTACCTTCCGCAATCATTTGATATAGTTCTTCCGGTATGTATCCTGGATTAGCAGGATCTACGCCATAAAATTTTAAAGTTTCATCACTAATAGCATATTTGTCTTTTAATTTATCAAGCAATCCTAATTCTTGCACTGTTTCAGGATCAATACCTATAAAATTTAAATCTGATGCGTATGTATCTGTTGGAGAAGTGAAGGGTGCGTTACTCTCGTCTTTATCATCTAATTTAAAACCTAAATAATCGAATAAATCTTTATTTGCTTCATACACACCCGCGTCTTCATCTAGCTTAGGATCAGTAATATATTTGTAGTGCTCTGTATCTGCAATACCACTTACATTTGTGCCTACACCAGAAGTTGTGTTTACATTGCTGCCATAATTTGTGCCTGATCCTCCACCTGATGGAGGTGTATAACCGCCTACGGCTCCACCTGATGTGCCTGTTGATGATCCAGATGAGGATGAACTGGATGAACCTCCATACAAATTTCTAATATAATCGTCTCTACTCATTATCTCATACCTAGTATGTATGGTAACATTTCGTTATCCATAAATTGATAGAAGTAATCTGGTACTTGCATTGGGAAGAATTGATCATAATAATCTTCCATTGCACCAGTAGATAATACTTCTGGATACTCAAAACCTGCTGGTGATGTATAAGCTTCACGCATAACTTCACCTTCTGGTGTTCCGAGTCTTGTTGGTCTGTAATCTAAATAGCTTAGATCACCTAATAATTCGTTTGTCTGTTCTGGAATCATTTTTCCTAACAATGGAATTCCTGATGCAGCGCCCATAACACTTGTTACTATTTTTGGTAGGGCTCTTTGTGCTAAATATGTTTTTGGAAAATGAGATTTATAACTTTCAGGGTTAGTCATCATATATTGACCCATCATTTTTCTATATGGATCGTCATATAGTGACCTAAATATCTCTGCATTTTTAGCACCCATGATACCACCATCAGGACGTGCATTAGCAAGTTTTAAAGCTTGCTCTTTTAAGTTTTCTCTGAATCTTGTAAAATCTTCACGCTTCGCTGTATTCGGATTAAAGCTCGTCATGAACTGACGTTCTTCCTGAGCAGCGGCTGCACGCTCATCACGTGCAGCTTGTAAACTATTTAAAATAGCTCTTGATCTTCGGTCAACTTCGGCCATTAAGCGCCCATCATTGACTGTAGGACAACAATAACAACTACAGCAACAATACCGGCTTTAATCCAGTCCTTTATGCTCCAGTCGCTCCACTCTTTTAAGTGTGCCCATAGGTCTTTCAATAACTTCATAGTTACCTCCTAATGTATAGTTATAGGAAGATCTCTATCTTCACCATAACCATTTAAATAATCGAAGGACTCTACAACAGATTGAAAGATAAAGGAAGTGTGTTCCTCACCTAAAGCTTCAACATAATTTTGCCTTGTTACAGCCAATAAAGCTGCACAAACCAATAGTTTGTCCTCTGATTTACCTGTTAATGCTTTTGCAAGAGCATCAATCTCCTGCATTGCATCACTAATCTTCTTGACTTTCGTTATTTCGTCCGCCATTTATCCTCGCTGTTGTTACGTCTTTTTCATTCTTTAAGGCTTCTTTTGTTAAAGAAACATTTTCTTTTAACTCACCTAAAGCGTTCTTTGCAGCACTTTGATCTATATTATCAGCTGTTTGCATTAATTTAATAGTAGTATCAGCTTCTATCTTATCACGATCCATGTCAAGTCTTGCTGCATCCATCGTTGTTTTAGTTTGCATATCTTGTTGACGCGCCATTGCTTCTGCTGCACGTAAATCAATCTCTTGTTGTTTTAATTTAACAAGAGGATCTTGTTGCTCACGTTTAGTTCTTTCTTCCTCATCTCGTGCAAGTTGAGTTGTTATGTCAGCTTCTATTTTAGCAATCGCATTTGCTTTTTCAACAGCCATTTGTTGTGCTTGCATTTGTAATTGTTGCATCACTTGTGGGTTTGCTTGATTTTGCTGCATTGCCATTTGTAATTGCTTGTCTTGTTCTGCAAATTGTTTTTGAACTTGTGTACCAGCCATTGCAGCAATATGTTCTGACATGTGTGATTGTAACATAGAATACAATGGTGGATTAATTTGCACCATTCTTGTAAACATAAATTCAGCATGTGCTTTCATATGCGCTTGATGGTCTTGCTGTGGAAATACTTTTAATGGTTTACTTTTCATAGCCATAGCATTTTCAATTGCAGGACTCATTGGTTGTGGTTGATTTTGATCTGGTTTTAATATTGCATCAATATTATCCACTCCCATTGCTTGATACATACGTCTATATGCTTCACGCAAATTATGCATTTGAGGATTAGATTGTGCTAATTGTAATTGTTGTTGTGCCAACATAACTCTTTGTGACATAGAAAATATGTTTGGATCACTAACTGGTATAATATCTACTCTATCATCAAAATCAGCTTGTTTAATCATTCTGTTACCACCAATAACCTGGTATGGATATTCTGGTGGTGTAAACATTTTGATAGAACCTGCTAACAATTTAAATTCTTTTCTTTGTGAGAAGTGTAATCTTTTTTGTATTGCACTCATGACTTTTGTGCCACGTTCTAACAATGCTAGTGTTGTGCCAACAGGATTCTGTTCATTACCTTCACCCATTTTCATGTCTGCTATTGCAGCAAAAGCTTTTCCTGCATCAACGGCAAAACCTAATAATGCAAATAAAGTTTGTGATGGTTCTTTGTATGGTAGTGGTAATAAAGATTCTTTTATTGATTGTCCTGTTACATCCACATCTCTAAATTCACCTGGTTGTAAAGGTTCATCGTGATCACGTATACGCATACCACGTGCTTTAAAACCTGCTGGTAGATTGGCAAGAGTACCTGCATCAATTAACTGTCGCAAAACACTTGTTGCAGTTCTTGACAATCCACCTAACATGTGGATCAAGCCAAATCCATAAAAGCCTAACCCAGGGAGGAACTTAAAATGTACAAAGTATTGTTTCTTTTTAAAATTAGAATCATTTGGTTCATAGTTTCTTCTGATAGATAATATCGTAGAAGAATATTGATCTATTGTAACAATGTAAGGAAGTTTAATTCCAGATGTATCTTCAAAATCTGGCACATCTGCATCAACATGCATTTCTAAAATAACATGTTCATCATCGTCGCTTGAAGAATTTGCACCATCTAATTCATCTATTTTTTCTACAACGTCATCAGCCGTACTAACTGATCCTGATGTAATTGGTACATCACGGTAAAAACCTGACACTTGTAATTTTCTTAATTCGTTAGATGACATTTTTACAACGTGTGTTATTCTTTCTGCTTGTTCTAAATCTGTGGCTGCATAATTAATTACACAATCTTCACTAGATACAAACTTTGCAACACAACGTTTTAATATTTGATCGTAATAAACTTTTTTAAATGCAGAACCTGATAATGGTAAATAAAATAATAGTTGGTCCATTTCAGGATCAAACTCTTCCATTACATTTAAAATGTAATAGTTCATGTATTCTTTTACACGTTCTGCTTGTTGTTCTACCATTGGTGATACATCACCAATTATTTGTGTGCGCACGGGGCCGCTTGGGGGGAGGAGTTCCTTATAAGCTTGGGCTTGAAACTGCGTAACAGATTCAGCTAATAAAGGATGAACGACCCCTGACGCACCTTCGAAAGGTTGTGTTCGGTCTTCGTATTTAAAGCCTAACATGTCGAGCCCTTTGATATAGGTATCTTCCCAATCTTTACGTGACTCTTTATCACCTTCGAAATCGCCTACCAAGTCTGAAGCAAACTTGGTTAAATTATTTTCTTCAATATATTCTGCTAAGTTTGCATCAAATGGAATTTGTGATTGATCAATTGGTTGATCACCAGCCATCTCTGCACTTCCGTCTTCTTGTATTTCAAAACCATCGAACTCTACACTTTTTTCAAATTGTATTTCTTCGCCCAACGGTTCAATGTCCAATGCTTTCTCAACAGCGTCCATTGCTTTTTCTATTTGATTCTTTGATTTATCTGCCATTTACTATTCCACCTTTTGCGTATGCCGAGAATGTATCTCGCACGTTAGGATTATCTTTTAAATTTAACATTTTGACTTGCCCAAAAACTCGTCCCCTGTCATCTCTTATAACAGTATTTAATAAATTTGCACCTGTTTTTTTAGATGTCTCTTTTAGTGCACCATTAAGAATAGGACCATATGCAGCAACATTACCTTGGTAATCTCTGCCACCAGGTGATAAGTTACGGTTTTTAATTGCAGGGTTTGCAAAAGCAACGCCGTCAAAATCTCCATCTTTGGCCATACGCACTAAATACTTAGCAACAAACTCCATATACTCTTTTGATGTCTGAAATGGGCCCATGGCAATATCACCACCTTGTTTACCTTCCTTGGTCATAGATTCTGCAATTATAACTCTAATTTTTTCACGCTCTTGTCTTAATTTAGGTAATGCTGGTGATCTTGGATTTGTAGCCAGTAAATTCTCTATTTTAAGATTAATTAAATCTAATTGTTGTTTATTTGCTTGCATTTTTTTTCCATACATTAAATCTTTCATGTCTTGACGAAATGCATAGGTATCTTCACGATCTGGTTTTCTACCTGTAAGTTTTGACTCACGCATTGCACGTTGTACACGTTGATGCATATCAGATTGTATTTCTTCTACAAACATCAACCTTCTACCAAACTCATCTGTTCTATCTGACACACGTGCGTGAACAATGCCACCAGCTCTTTGTGATGGTGTTAATCCAAAGTCATGTGCATAGGTATATACAGGTTCACCAGTTCTAAGTTTGCCTGGTTCGTATTTAAATAAAAATTCACGGTAATTATCACCACCTGACATCGTTTGTTGACCACTATAGGATGTTCCTTTCGCAACATCTTTTGCTTGTAAGCCAACGCCACGTCTATCAAGAGCTGCGGCTAAGTTAACAAGTGGTTCGCGCACTTTAAAGGGTACAGGTGCAGTTAATGCCACACCTTCATTTAAAGCGCCTTGAATACCAAAAACTTGTTGCATATATTTGTCTACATTTGCTGCAACGCCATCCAAAGCTTGTTGATTTATCCCTCTTGTTGATCTACCACTAGAATCAGTAATTACACCCGGCAAAGAGTCACGAAGATAGGATAAAAAACCTCCTACACGTGGATCTTCTGCTTGTGGGTCTACTTTTTGTATTTTTTTGTAAATATTAGCAAGAATATTCTGAGGACCTGG